CGCTGGGCATCTGCGTCGGCAGCGTCGCGGCTTTCCTCGCTCGCGACGGACTACAATTCGTGACATTCCCGAACGCTAAAGTCTGGAGATTTTAACCATGCCACAAGTATTGATCGCATCCGCTATCGCTTCCGCGTTTAAGGCGGCTGGGTTTTACATTACGTCGCAGGCTCTGGCGATGGTCGCGGCCACGGTGCAATTCATCGCTGTCACCGCCGCGTCAATGGCCGCGTCGAAACTGCTCGCGCCCAAGATGCCGAGCTTTTCCGACTCGTCGCTCTCGGAGCGCGGCCAGATGGTGCGTTCTCCGATCGCGGCGCGGTCAATAATTTACGGCCGTTGCCGCGTCAGCGGGACCATCGTTTACATTTCGACGACGGGCACGAAAAACGAATACCTTCACCTTGTCGTCGCTCTGGCGGGCCACGAGGTCGAGGCAATCGACGAGATTTATTTTAACGATGAAGAAGTGCCGCTGTCAGGGAGTGAGCCGACCGGATTTTACTCGGGCGTGGCGCTCATCAATAAAAAGCGCGGAGTGCCGAATGACACAGCGGACGCGGATTTGATCGCCGCCACCGTCGATCTCACGGACGGCAAATGGACATCCGATCATAAGCTCTCTGGCATTGCCTACCTCTACGTTCGCCTGACGTGGGACGCGGAGAAATACCCGAGCGGAATCCCGAACATCAGCGCCGTCGTGCGTGGAAAAAAGGTCTTGGACCCGCGCACAAGCACCACCGCCTACTCGGCAAACGCCGCGCTCTGCTTGCGCGACTACCTCACGAACTCGCTCGGCATGGGGATGACGACTGCGGAGATGGACGACACAGCGTTCGGCGTCGCGGCGAACGTCTGCGACGAGGACATCGAGATAAAGCCGGTGACGACGCCAACACCGACCGAAGAAAAACTCTACGAGGCAAACGGCGTGGTCTCGACCAGCGCGTCGCCCGACGAGAACATCGGCAAACTGCTCTCTGCGATGGGCGGACTGATCGCCTACACCGGCGGCAAGATCGCGCCTTACGCTGCCGCCTATCGCATCCCGACCGTGACGTTCAGCGAGAAGCATTTCGTGGGGCCGATCAGCGTGCAGACGCGCACGAGCGCACGCGACCGCGTGAACTCGGTGAAGGGCGTTTACCTCAGTGAAATCAACAACTGGCAGGTGACGGACTTCCCGACGATCACGGATGCCGCCTATGTCTCCGCCGACAATGGCAGCGTCTTTTTCCGCGACGTGGTGCTGCCGTTCACGACTTCCTCGTCTTGCGCGCAGCGTCTCGCGGTAATCGAGCTTCGCCGCGCTCGCGAGGAAATCACGATGTCAGCGCGCTTCCGACTAGAGGCCATGCAGGTGCGCGCGGGCGATACGGTGATGATTACCAATGCGAAGCTCGGGTTTTCCTCCAAGGTCTTCGAGGTCATGGAGTGGAACTTCGCGAGCGGCGGGAATCCTCCCGAGGTATTCGTGGACATGACGCTGCGCGAAACCGACTCGTCGGTCTATTCATGGAACGTCACCGATGAAATTTACACGGCAGGCGCGCTCAACACGACGCTGCCAGATCCGTTCACGCTCGCGGCTCCGAGCGGCCTCACGCTCACAGCCAACGGCACGACGCAACTCATCCAAGCCGACGGCACGGCGCTGCCGCGCATCCTCGTGGCGTGGACCGCGCCCGCCAGCGCGTTCATCCAATCGGGCGGCGTAGTTGGAATCGAATACAAGGAAAGCACGTCAGCGACTTATCTCACATGGAGCCGCGTCGCAGGGGACCAGACGCGCGACTTTATTTCGAGCGACGTGAAGATCGGGCTGACCTACGACGTGCGAATTTACGGCGAGTCTTATTTCGGCGTCTCCACGAGTTACCTCACGGCGCAAACAGGCGTCGCTAAGGACACCACCGCGCCCGTAACGCCCACCGGTCTCACCGCCGCAGTCGGCACGGGCCGCGCCGTCTCCCTCGACTGGAACGACAACACCGAGCCCGACTTTTCGGAATACGGCATTTATCGCAGAACCACGCCGGTGACTCCTCAGAACTCGGTAACAGGCAAGATCGCCGAGGTTCGCGCGTCGCGCTTTGTGGACACCGACGTGGACATCGGTACGACGTATTACTACTGGCTCAATGCCTTCGACACGGTGGAGAACGTGTCAGGGTTTACCAACTACGTCCAAGCGACGCCATCGGTGATCACCGCTGGGCCCATCGACCCGACGCCGCCAGACCAGCCCGAAGCGCCGACGCTCATCAGCACGACGGTTTATCTGTCGAGCGACGGCGGTTCATTCGCGCGCGTCTCGCTGACCGCTCCACCGCTGCCAGCGAGGGCGGTCGCTCTCGATGTCCTTTACCGGCGCACGGGCGCGAGCGATTACATCGTCGCGAATCAAATCGCGCAGTCAGTTTCCTACGCGGTGTCGATTGACGATCTGACCGTTGGCGAATCCTACCAGTTCGCAGCGCGCGGGATTTCGTTCTCGGGGGCGATCTCTGAAATCTCAACTGCGCTGAGTCAGAGCGCTCCGAGTAACACGACGGCGTCGGCGAACCCAACGTCATTTGCTGGATACAGCCCAACAACGAAGCCAATAGCTCCAAGCACAAATGGCGGAACGCCTCCGCTGTTTTATCACGGAATGACATTGGAGTGGACGGCATCAGCTAGCAAAGACGTTTCATTCATAGAAATCGGATATGACTTTATCAGTTCTAGCACCACAGTAGCCCCCAGCACTTGGCGCTACAAAATACCCGTCGGCGAAACATCGGCCATTATTTATGGCGTTGGATTCACGGGATACATCTGGGTTAGAACAACCAACCGATCAGGGGTTTTATCGACACCAGTTTACACGGGAATCAACTTTTTTACCTATGGAGAAGTCCCGGTAGTTCTCGGCACGATCGCTCCTCAATCATCAGCAGACGTCACCACCACCGGAATCAAAACCGGAGGCGGCTCATCCACGCGGCAGGTCAACGTCGTCTATGAAATCAACGACGTGTTCGCGATTACGGGCGGGGCCGCGACTTACGACCTGAGCATCTCACTCACAAATCGCGGATTCAACACGAAGCCCGATGACGGTCTGGTCGCGGTCGAGGACGTGCTGTATCAGGGTTACTATGACTCGCAGGCCGCAGGCTCAACATCGACGACAGCGGTCATCAAAATCTACCGCAACGACGGCGGGACGCTCGCCTCGGGCAACCTTCGACTGTCCGCACGCTTCACCGAATACAACTAATATGGCCTTTCAAAAAACATTCACGCTGCGCTCTGGCGCACAAGGCAACTACACGCGACTCATCACCTACCGCGTGGACCGGATGACGCGCGAGGCCGTGGGGTTGTTCTCGCTCTTCGTGGATTCGGCTGCGGCGCACTCAGCCAAGGACCCGCTCACGCCGTGGATTGCGAAACTCCGCGTGACTGGCGACGCGTTCGACCGATACTTCTCAAGCGCCGCGCTCGATGCCGACACGATGGCGAATTTCTACCGTGCAGCGAAGGCCGAGCCGATGGTTTCGGATTTCGGCGATGCTTTGTTTTCGGACGCGCTCGACGTATGACCAAAGCGGATACAAGTAGGGGCCACGCAATTACACCCTTGCCACCGCGCCCGCAATCCGCTCTCCTCGCATCACCATGCGGCGGTGAGGGCTGAGGCTACCAGCAAGCCCGCGAGCGGATTTACCGCTGCGCGGGCTTTCTTTTGCCTAGATTCCGAATCCATCGCCAACATTTGATTCGTTTTAAGTCGCGCAACTGCAACGGCTTAGGGAAGCAGCAGGACAAAATACGCAATTGAGCTTTACGCAGGCGGGGCGATCGGATTGAGTGTGCACGTCGGAGGGAAACAACCCAACGACCAACTCAACCCAAAACATGATCCTCCCAGCAATTCACTCAAACGGAACCAGCGCCAAATGCCTCACCGAAGGCTACACAGAGGCCCGCCTCGCAGTCGAAGCAGCGAT